ATCGAAGGATCGAATCAGCCGCAGTCATGGCTTGCTGGATCTCAGCGGTGAGAACGACAGTTTCGCTTTCGTCGTGCCCGCAAAGAGCAATCGACCATGCCTCATCCTTGCCCGGGCGGCCGTCAGCGGCCTGGACACGCTGCAGGATGTCCGCCATGGCCAGCTTGCCCTTCACCTCGAAGCGACATGCCTTCAGCGCAGCTTTCACCACGGGCACGGAGTAAGCGCACAGGTCTTCAGCCATCATCGCCGCAGTACCTGGGTTCATCTCCTGGCCCATGGCCTGCGCGGCGACGTGATGGGCGACATCGGCGCCAAGGCGATCAACGAGCTGGCCGAGTTGACCACCGACCTTGGCGTTCCACACCGGCCAGGTGCTGTAGCGTTTGCGGTAGGCCATGGCGTAATTCGCCCAGGCCTTGAAGGTTTTGCAGGACTGGTCTTTGGGACCCGGCATGTCGGCGGGAATCTCAACCCGAGGACCTTCGGTACGATCGACCACCAGCACCAAGTTGCGGGCCGGCTTGTCCGGGCCGTCGTGCAAGTCCTGACTGGTATCCTGATTGGTACCCTGATGATTGGTATCCTGATTTGTCGGAGATTTTTCCGACCCTTGCTCGGATTTTTCTCCGACCTTGCTCGGATTTTTTTCCGAGGTAGATCGGATTTTTTTCCGACCCTTGTTCGCTGGTGGGGTCGGATATTTTTCCGACCCATCAAGCTTCTGGTTCCACTCGATCGCCTTCACGGTCAGGCGGAACAGCGTGATGTTCGAGGTGCTCGAAAGCTCAATCAAACCGGCTTCTTCCAGGGCCTTCAGCATGCGGTAAGCGGTGTCAGGCTTATCGGTGAGGAGTGGCAGTTCCTCGATGATCTTGGCCTTGCTCAGCGCGAAGAAGATCCCGTCGTCCGTCTTGATTGGCTTGGTCCAGCTCGGGCAGCCGTAGACGAAGGCGAACAGCAGGGCCTGCTGCGAGTTCAGCCCCCACTCCAACGCCTTCACCTGATTGATCGTGACGGTGAATTGCATATCAGGCCTTCCCGACCAGTTTGGCCAATTCAAGGAAGCGATCCACGTACCAATGAGGCTGCGTTTCGCGGGGAGATTGAGGGCTTGTGAGGTTCTTGCCGAAGGCCATGCCCTTTTCGGTCACGGACCAGAAATCGACCGTTTCCTGTTTGGAGTTTTTGCGCTTCAGCTGCTTGAGTAAGCCGCGGGCCTCCAGCTCGCGATTGAATGTCGCGGGTGACACACGAATGCCGTTGTCCTTCAGCAAGGCCGTGGCCGACTTGGTGGGCATCGAGGAGCCGCCAGCAGCATCTGGCGCGGCGTCGACGGCGTAGCCTGGGAGAAACTTCGGGTCCAAGCCATTGTTCTGGGCGATCTTCGTGAGCATGGCCATCTGGCAGGATGGAGCGGGCTTCAGCAGCCGCGTGAAGCACTCCATGATGGCGATCTCGCCGACGACTTTGGTGCCATTGAGCAGAACCTGCTCACGTGCGCCCTGCTGCCGCTCCAGTTCATGCCAGCGGCGGATAACCTTCATGCGCAACGGCGCGCTGTAGCCAGTGAGGAGGCAATCGGTGTGTTCGCGATCGAGCAGGTACTGCACCTGTTCGCGGTTGCGGCCGTCCAGATAGATGTCCTCAAAACTGAGTACATCTACTTTCAGGTCTTTGAGCATTGCGATGATGTCCCGCTTCACGTTGTCGTGTCGCTTTCCGGTGACGTTAGCGATGTCGCGGGAAGACATGGTGGTACGCGACACGTTTTCAGGATTCACAAAACGTGTCGCGACATGGTTCGGGGTATTGCTTGAATTGGGTTGGCTCTGCATAATCGGGCCTCTCTAGTTTTGCAGATGAGCCGACCTTCTCCGTCGGCTTTTTTGTACCTGGGATTCAGGCGGCCTTCACCGATGCATCCATCACGTCCAGGCTCTGCCGGACATGATTGATCTCTTGGCGAATCAAGGATTTCTCGAAGGTGCTCACGTGGTCGTCGCCGAGTGCTTCGTGCACGGCGATAGTCAAATCAGCCACTTCTTTGCCGACATTGATCAGCGATTTTGTGAGTGCCTGTGGCTGAGGAGCAGACTTGGCGACCAGGTCGAAACCGAATTCATTTGCGAGCGCAGCCAGAGGCCGCATGTCGCCGGTGTGCAGCAAGATCCCAAACAAGTGCTCCACGGTCAGGTGGTGAGCATCGTTGTCGGGGTTGGCACGCTGGAGCAGGCCAACGTGCGGAACACCCATCTTCGCCGCCAGTGCTTTGGCTTCGTTATCTAGAACAGCGCTTTGGCAGGCCCGCAGAAAATCTTCCATTCGTAAAACCTCAAATTTGTTTCCGTGGTGGCGTTAGGCCAACAAAGCGATGATCTGGTCATCAACCGATCAGGGACGCATCCATGACCACACATTCCGAATTACAAGGCGAGATAGCCGCCCTTTGCTGCTTGATGGTCGCCTTGGCTTCCACCCTTCCCTTGTCGTCTCAACTCAGGCTATGGCCTGCTTTCGAACGGATCGCTGACCCTCTGCGGCATCGGCTCGGCACTGACGAGTTGCGCGGCTTTGAACGTGCAACCGTCTCGCTCACCACAAAGCGAAAGCTGCTCGGTTAGGCCGCTGTTTGGGTCCGCTTTTGGCGCATGCACAATTCGCGGGCCGTAACTTTCCCGCCGGTCAACTCTTCGGCCATAACCGCCTTTTCAGCGCCCATCGGATGAATGCCGGCAACCCAGTACGAAACTGCGGCCTGCGAAACATCGAGCGCCAGAGCGGTTTTGGTTTGCCCGCCGAAGAAGTCGACGAGCCTTTCGATAGGGGTCATATGAGAGCCCTCCTGATAAGCATGCTTATATCCTAAGTAGAAGGACACTTATTTGCAAGCCGATAAGGGAACTTATAAATTTCAGCGGATGAGCACACTCGCCGAACGTATCAAATCCGCAAGAAATCACGCCAAGCTGACGCAGAAGGCTCTCGCCTTAAAGGCAGGGGTCGAGCAGCCTGTGATCTCGCAGCTGGAGACAGGTAAGAACCTACAAAGCGCGCATCTTCCGAAGATTGCTCACGCTTGTGGGGTGAGCGCGATCTGGCTATCGGAAAACATCGGCCCAATGATCAGCTTGACCGGTGGCGACTCAAACGTCGGCGTAGCCCGGCAGCCAGTAGAGTCCTTCCGCTATCCGGTTATCAGTTGGGTTGCCGCCGGCGCCTGGGCCGAGGCGGTCGAGCCCTACCCCGCTGGATTTTCCGATCGTTACGAATTCTCCGAATATGATTCGAAGGGCGCAGCGTTTTGGCTCGAAGTCAAAGGGGATTCGATGACCTCGCCTGTCGGACAAAGCATCACAGAAGGCACGCTGATCCTGGTGGATACAGAAGCCGAGGCGGCCCCAGGCAAGCTCGTAATCGCCAAACTGCCAGACAGCAATGAGGCGACCTTCAAAAAGCTGGTCAATGACGGAGGGAAACTTTTCCTGAAGCCACTGAATCCAGCCTGGCGAATTGAACCGTTCACCGAGGACTGCCGGATCGTTGGCGTCGTCGTGCGGGCGCTGCAGAAGTTCTGACCGTGCCGAAGAAGCAGTCAGACCCTACTACTGCAACCGCTGCGGACATTGAGCGCTCCATCCTGGCCCTGAACAAAATGGCTGAACGTTTATGGGGAGATGGACGAGAAGCCGAGGCGAAAGCTCTCCTCGATGCCCTGGATGCTTTGAACCGGGCACTTGATCGGATCAGGATTGGCGAAAGTCGTAAAACACTTCATTGAAGACTGCCATGGCAGACGAGGTATTGATGGCAGATCTCATGCAAGGGCTCGACGGGCCAGGCACAGCCCAGCAGGAACTGTTTTACGACCTTGAGGACGCGGCCGCAGTTATCGGCTGGTCGGTGGGCGAGTTGACCCGCATGGCTGGACGTAACAAGACTTCCGACGAAGCAGTGGCGCTGATGAAAATCTGCGCGCTGCTGGGGGCTCCGCGACAGAAGCTGGCGGTTTATGCGGATGAGGTTAAGGCTGGACGAATCAAGAGAGCGCAATAACAAAAGCGGAATGAGTCATTTCAAATTCAAGGATGCGCAATGGTCGGTTGGAATGAGATGACTGGTGTTACCGGTCACATGAACATGAAGTACGAAGGACTAGACGCCAACCGCCATTTGCTTGAAGCCGGGCAGTATGCGAAGTCGGTGGATGGAGCATCTAGGCTATATAGGCTAATCAGCCATTACTGCATTTATGGCGAGGTTCTGGCATCACGCCAACAGTCCGACATAAGGTGCTTCTCAGCCCCTCCCAAAGAAGGATCTTTTGAACAAACACTGGTTATACTTACAGGCATAACACACCAGATGCCTGCTTTTGCGGATGTCTATAAAAAGGCATTCGACTGGTTAACCGCTCAGGTTCTGGCCTACGTCAAGAAAGCACTCTCGGGAAACTCGGACGTGAAAGAGCTGGTAGAGGTCATAAGGGAGCAAGCCAGGCAGTCTTCGGACCTCAATCACGTGATGGCGAACGGGCTGATCAAGGCAAACGATAATGCTCACCTTTCCGCTGAAAGGCTGACTGAAAAATTGCTCGCGACGCTCCCATTATTGGTTGAGGCAGCAAGGTCTCCCATGCGGAATGCCTTGGCCCCAATTGGTAAGTCGTGCGATCAAATCACGCAGTTTGCAGATTCCGATCATCCAGTTGAAATCACTGAGCCGGAGGCCTTGGCCATTCGATCAAATGGCGAAGTTTCTGTTGGCGATACTGGCGACTATGTTATTTCACGAATTTACGCCCTTAGCGTTGACACAGGCGTGTGTCGCGTCCAAATCGAGGGTTTTTCAGGATCGGTTCATGGAAAGATCACTGACATCGCCCTGTCATTTCCGAACAACGCATACACACAAGCCATGGGGAGTCACGCGAGCCTCAAGGTGCGTGCGCGCCCCGTATTCAAGGACGGAGAGCTGCACAGGCTATTCATTACAGAAACTTGATTCCTAGCAATAAAGAGCCCGGCCCAGCGCCGGGCTTCTTGTTTGTGCCCTTGCCTACGCTGCTCCGCCCATGCATCTGCGGTGCTGGCAAGAAGTGCGCCAGCCTGCTGTACAAGCTTCCTCCACTCATCGCTGGTTATGAGATCGGCACGCTCCATAGCATCAGCACGCCTTAGCAGTCCGAAGTACTTTTCTTCTGCGTCTATTTGGTTTTCAGTCAGGACGTAAATCTCGCGCCAGGCTGTCATGGCCAGTCTCCGCTGTGCCTCTCTCATTGGAGCCCCTAATGGTGATCTATGGGAGTAGAGGTCAGGTTACAGGGGACGTTCAGTATGATGGCACTCTGAGCGACCAATGGTGGCCGGGCGCCATGAATGTTAAAGTGCAGCACCTTACATGGAGCGTATTTTGATGAAGATCCTCGTGTTGGTACTTCTCGCACTGGTGTGCTTGGTCAGCTATCTCATTGGAAGCGGCACAAACGGAATCGCACTTTTTGCCAGCATCGTCTTTTTTCCTACCGCCATCGCCTTGTATTTTTACCCAGCGATCTGCGCTGCAGGTGAACACCCTAAGGTCGCTCCAATATTCGCACTTAATCTTCTCGCCGGTTGGACGTTCCTAGGCTGGGTTGCCGCCTTCGTATGGGCGCTGAGCAAGCCAACTCCGGTTGAATGGGCGCGAGCACGCGGCTTCCCCGAGGCTCCTGCCCATACATCCCCTGTTGCTGACGACACAAAAGATTGCCCATTTTGCGCAGAAACGATCAAAGCTGCTGCAATCAAATGCAGGTTCTGCGGCTCAGATCTTGAGCAACAGCCCGCCTGATCTCGCCACCGCTATAAGCCCGCCGCGCGCGGGCTTTTTTTATGCCCACTGAAATGATATGTGCGAATTTTTTATATATCCGAAAGGCTAAGCAGCTCTCCTCTTGTCAAAATATTACAGGACTAATACTGTATGTTTATCCAGTACAAGCAAGGAGCTTTTCCCATGCACAAAATCGCTTCACCCGTATCGCCCCCCCGAGACTCATATGAATTAGTGGGTCGGCGTATCCAACGCCTCATTGCAGCGCCCGGCGTTCAAAAGGTCCAGGTCATCACCGTCGCGCGCAACGACGACGAAAGCCCCGAGGCATGGCGCCAGGTCATTCAAGAAATCGAGGAAACGAGCGGCGTACGTATTGAACGACTGGACGACGACACCGTCCGGATCGGGTGGCGAGAGTATTGCGAAGCCTGAAA